ACTTCTTCAACATCTTCAATGAGTTTTTCAGTTTGTATTACTGCTTCCGTGAGTTTTCTGTTATAGTAGTTTGCAGTATCAGCCGCACCTAAACGTTTGTGTAATGCTGCCTGCTCTTCAAACATCTTTATATCGCCAGTGAGTTTTTGTATCTGTTTACAATTACAATGAGCACACTTTGCACCACAAGTACAGTCCATAACTTTTACACCACAACATGCTTCAGGACAATAAATTTTACCATCTTTAATACGTTCTAAAAGTGTGCCTTCGGTAGTGATTGATCTATAGCCTTCGTTACTGATGGCAGCGTCGGCATCACCATCGCCGTCAACATCAATCATTACCCAGTTTTCACCATCTGGATCTTGTGAGTCGTAAGGACAGTCTGTGGTTGGTTTGTATAACTCATCTCCGCAATACTTGCAACAACACTTTTGATGCATTCCTTCGTCTAGTTCTTCTGAAGGTGGATCAATAGTACCGTCTGTGTCATCGCCTACGTAGTTACAGTCTTCTAGTATACCATACGCATATTCATCTAAATGTAATGTAATGCTATCATCTGAGTGTTCTACAACTGGAAATTCAATAGCAATTTCGTCGTCAAAGTCTTCTCTAACAACAACTTCAAGCACATCACCTGTGATAGGAAATGCTACTGCTCTTTCGCTTTCTGGTATGTACTTTTTTAAACTCATTACTTTGCCTTGTATTCCTGATATAGTTTCATTAGATGATCTTCGCTTACTTCATTAAGTTCTGATTCGCCTAGCACTGACATTGGATTGTCTGCACCAGCAACTTTAGGATATGCCATCTTCTTTGGTCCGTTTAGTCCGCCAGCAATATCCTGTGTCATATACTCTGTGTCCATTGTTTCTGTTGCGTCAGCACCGTTAGCAAGGTTTTCGTTTTCTGTGACATCAACTTCAACGTAGCCTGGTGATGTTGCTCCCATGCCCATACTGCCCATTCCGCCAATACCAGCAAGTTTACATAGTTCCATCATTTTGCCTGCATCTTCGCCACTTGCATTAATGTTGATGCTTGGCTCTGTATTTGTGCCTGCACTAACACTTATACTCATGTCTTCGTTTATTTGAAATGCACGTTGAGCAATTTCGTTGCCTTCGTATTTTTCATATATGCTTGCATTTTTAAAAAGAGGCTTGCCTGCTCCATCGCCTGTGGCAACTGAACCTGAACTAGTAGTTTCTTCTACTTTTTCTTCTTTGTCATGCTCGCCTTCGTTCATTCTGTCTTCAATATCTTTTTTGATTTCATCGTAGTTTTGTCCTGGATACTTTTTCTCAAATTCTTTCTTATCCATACCTTCTTCTACGTCCTGCATCATGTCTTTTACAGCGCCTTCATCGAGCTTCTCGTCATCTTCTTCAAGTGACTCGTTCTTGTCACCTTTTACAGGATATGTTTTACCATCAACTTCAAAACTGTCTTTGCCTGCTTTGATTGCTTTGTCTCTTTCACCTGAGAATTCGTTGCCTTCTTCGACTTCTGCTTCATCAAGTGGATTCTCTGCCATTATTTTTGCGGCTACGTCTTGTGGAGTACCTAATGCTTCTTCAATTTCTTGTACTGGAAGTCCAGCTAGTTCTGCTAAACGTGCCATTACACCTTGTCTGGCTGCATCTTTAAGTGTACCTGAGTTTTCACCTTCGTGCATTCCATCTTTGTCATGCTTCTCATCATACTCAATGTCTTTGGTTACGTCTTTACCATCTTTACCAGCATGACGTCTTCCATCATACTTTGCATCATGTGCAACTTCACGTCCTGCTTTTTCTGCACGATCATCTCTTTCGACATCAGACTCTTTTTCAAACATCTTTTTGTCTTTGCCCTTCTTTGGCAATCCTGTTTCATAATCTGGATCATCTTTTCCAAATGGCTTGTATGTGCTTTGCTTGTTCATTTTGGCAGCATCTGCGGCCTTCATGTCGTCAAACATTTTGTCTTTCTTAGCATCCTTTGGAAGACCAGTTTCGTAGTCTTTGTCACCTTTGCCAAATGGCTTATAGTCAGCATCTTTGTTAAACTTTGTTTTTTTCATAAGGTCCTCTAGACCTTTTTTCATAAGAGCGTTACTATCCTCTTTCACTATCTCAGGTGCATTTGCTACCTTGTTTAGTTTGGCTAGTGTGTCGTATATGTTGTCCATTAGTAGTTCCTTTTTCCTTTAACATTTTTACCCGGAGGGCCGTCTTTGCGATTCTCCGGAGCCGAACTACCGTTGGCAGCTTTTACGACCGGAATCTTGTTAGTACCCATAATAGGACTGTCTACACTATTAGGAGTATCTGTTGTAAATTTTGCTGGAGGTGTTTTACCACCTGCTATTGTAAAATCACTGGAATATTCGTTGCCTACTACTTCTCTTTTGTAAGGATCAGCGGCATAATATTCGCTTGCTTTCTTGCTTTCAGCATTCTCTGGTTGTTCACCTTCTTCAGTGCCAAGCACTGGATCAGGTTGCTCATCATAACCTTTACGCTCTTCTTCTACACTATCAGCATACTCTTTTGTCTGTATAATAATATGATTTGGATTCATTCCAAGAAGTTCGGCCATCTGTGTAATCTGTGGCGGTGTTGCTGGATAGTTAAAAGTTACATCCATAAATGTAACACTATCATTTTTAGCATCTGGAAAGTCTGGTAAGGTTTTTTGTATTGGAGTACTCTTGGGTTCTGTCATACTTACAACATCAAACTGTTGGAGTTTTTCTTCCAATCCATTTATTAGTTCTGCATCAACATCGCCAAGTATTTTGATTCTATAATCAAATGTTTGACGTGTTTCTACAAGGTATTGTGCAAATGATTTCATCTTATGTTCCTTCTATGCAGTATTTAGCAGAATAGAGCTCATTTCTCTTCTTTGTCTTTGTTTAATAACCTATCTAGTAGTGCATTTCTATCAAGCACAACACCAGTACCATCTATAGTTTCTTCTTTGTTAGCGTTGGCTTTTTGGTCTAGGTTTGCTTTTTTTAGTTGTAGATCAACCATCTTTAATTTTTTGTTAAGTTTTGCAGTCTTTGCAGTAATAGCATGTCCTAGCATGGTACTGGCTACTCCAAATATGTCACTGGCCCACCTACTGTCTACATTCATACCAAGATCCATCATATCATCAAAACCCTTGGTAGCTTTTTCTGCAAGTTCGTCCATCTCAGTGTCACTGGCTTCTAGGCCACGCACCATTGGTAGTGCAGCCTGTACTTTATCAAGTTCGCTGAGAGTGTTTTGCATTATAGGATTATTCTCAGGTTTTGCTTCTGGAACGTTATCAGGCACTACTTCTTCAGTTAATCCGTCGTCAGTTGGCAAATCGAATAGTTCTTCTAGTTTCTTTGTCATGTGCTTCCTTTAAACAAGTTGGACACAAGCAATCTTGTAATTCAGATGAAACGTTTGCAATAGGCACGTCCATACACCAGCAGTTGTAATCTTTGCTACATGTAAATTCTGTATTACAAATCTCGCAAGTCTTCATGATACTTATTAACGCTTGCGTCCTTGATGAAATATGTCTTCTTCAGTAACAACTCTAAACGTCAATCCGTTACGTCTGCACCATTTCTGTGCGGCGTCCCATTTTGCATAATTGACTGCAACTACTGCTCTGTCTCTGTTGTTGGCTTTGCTTTCTAAAATACTCTGTTTCTTAGGTTTTATTTCAATAAGTTCTGTAACCACCTGATTTGCTTTGTTTCTGTACTGTATTAGAAAGTCAGGAATATAACGTGTTGGTTTTCCTGTTAAAGGATTCCTATAAGGTATTGCAAGAGACTCACTTGACCATGTAATAATATGATTGTTGTTATCACAAAAACGCATAAATGCAAGCTCCCATCCACTACGATACTTTGGAGCACCTTTGCCTGCATATTTCTGAGGATTCATTACTATGTACGTGCCTTGTTGAAACTTAGACATAGTACACCTATATTAGAATATTACGTGCAACATATTGGTTAGGAGTAGCAGTATTGGTTATCCCAAGTAGTGTTGTGTTACTACGGTTATTGTTTAGATAATAGGCTAGAGTTGCAGTTATTTGTATTGTATTTTGATTGCTGAGTTGACTAAGGATGTTTTCAACACTTTCACCAGTGTCTTCACTTATTTGGAAGACAGACAAGGTAAAGTTTTTTGCCGCAAATTCGTCAGTAAAGATCTTTGAGAAAAAACTGTATACCACATCGTATTGATTGCCATCAATTACCAGTTCTCTGTTGTAGAACTCATCAAATGCTCTTACTGTTGGATCTGTACCTGGATTTGTATAGTTCAGTGTTGCCATTATGGACCTGTGGTTCTAGGTTTTGATCCAATTTGATCGTTTATCACAACAGGACCTGTAACATTAGTGCTTATATTTGCAGGTTTCAGTGTTGCCGGAGCATTAGAGCCAACTGCTTGTATATTAGGTTTGTTTGGAAACAACACACCACGTGCTGCACCTGGCAATGTTGATTTAATTTCACTACGTGTAATATTCAATGATTCTGTTTCTAAAATTTGATTCAAATCTCTACCTTTGAATGTTTCGTATGCAGTGCCTGCTTTTTGTATAGCACCAACTACACCAGCAAGATTACCTGCACTTAGATCAGTTATGATACCACCAGCGGCATCAACAAGTCCACCTTGACCAAAAATAGTTGCGGCACTTCCAGGTCTTGAAAGTGGACTTGGTCTATTATCATAGTTTCCAGGGCCGCCAAAACTCGGAATAGCACCGTCTGGACTTGATTTTGTTAGTGCTCCATGATAGTATTTTACAGTTTCGTAGTCAAAGACAAAAGTATTTTGCATTATACCAGCACCCTCTGAATAATTGTAAGTGTCATGTTCAAAACTGCTGATGATTGGATTAATAAGGGTATATGCACACCACTGAGCATCATTCATGCCAAAAATAGTTATGTCACGGAAAAATGCTGGCTTGCCTTGCCTTGCTCCGTCCATGTAACTTTCGCCAATGTATCCCCAGTCGTTAATTTCTCTGTCTTGTGTGTAGATATCTCTAAATCCATATGGATATGCTGCTCCTGGATCAACACCTTGTGCATTTGGTCCAAGACTACCATTGGTCACAGCTGCATCAAAATACTTCTGACTAGCATCTTTATAATAGTATGAATAATAGTTGTACCATAGTGTTCTACTTAGGTCGCTGGTATCATCGTGCATTATGCATGTGATTGGATCATACTCAATTTGTGTTTGAACTTTGCGTTTTCTGTTGTATTGATTCATAGTATCAACACTAAATTTATATGTTGGAAGTTTTACTTCTTTCACAAGTAAATTTAAGTTTGCAAGATCACCTGCTTGAAATATACTGCTAAGTTGAGGAATCTGTTGTGTGTTGAGATTAAAAACTACGTGGAATAGGAATTTACGACGTGGAGAAAGTGCCGAGTTATTGCTACGGAAAGTCTTACTCGCATGGGTATAGTCTCTTAGAAAATCAGTACCGAAGAATCCTTTGAGAAAGTCTTGTCCAAAAGCCATAAGTTACTCCTCTAACTTAATTAGCCAGTTACAACGTCACCCAGTGTTCTTCCTACTGTTGATCCAATTCCTGTTCCAAGTGGTGTCTGTACTGCATTGTCATAACGTATTGATGTTTCAATAGTTACTGGATCGTTCGAACCATAATCTAAGTCACCATAGTTTGCATTTACTAAAAAGCATCCATATAATTCCCAAGTTTCAAGTACGTTTGGTGTGCTTGTTCCGTTACCACCATCTAATACTTCACAACGTGTAACGAATTTATAATCAATACCTGAACTTGCTGATGCCTGTTCTAGTGTATCCATTTGCTTTTGTATTTGCTCACCAATTAGTCTACTTACGTTTCCGCCAGCATCATCTCTAAATGTTGCTGATACAGCGTCCCATGTTTGACGTCCAGCAAGATAAATTCTACTGTTGTAGATTGGTACTTCAATTTCTTCAAAGTTTATAGTAGGTCTAGTAAAAGTCATTACCTGTTTGGTAAGTTCTGTTCTAGGTGTAGACACGCCAAGATTTTCAAATACCACCCGGTAGCGATATTTTAGTTTTGGCATTAACAGTCCTTGAGTTGGACTTGATTGGTCTGATGCCAAAGGAACTGTCATTCTTGTTAGCGATGATACGGCCATTTTATAATTCTCCTTATTACAATATTATTTATCCTAAATTGGCCACAAAAAAATGAGGCCGAAACCTCATTTTTCGTTGTTTAAAGTGCTTTAAACTGCGGCTGAACTGGCCACGTTACCAGCGGCTATCTCGCCTGTGTTCTTAATTCTAACCGGTATGTAGATGAATTCAACTGCCTTGACTGGCTCAATTGCAACATCAACATATAGTTCGTTACGATCAATTCTTGCTGGTGTATTATTGCTATCGTCACATACAACCAAGTAATCGTATATACCACGCTTTGCAACA